GGGGGTAATTTTCATACCTCAAGTATCTCACCCCTAAACTCAACCTCGTTTTCTCCGCAGACTTGAATCATTTCAGGCATTAACATACGCCCTTTTTCCCACGATAACATGACAAAACCTGACCGCCAATCATGGGGTGCATCTTCTGTGTAATCGGCAAATTGCATCCCTGTAGGCTCGGCTAAAGTGCCTGTTTGAACCCCCCAAGCTGTTTTTCCATAGGCAGAAATTGGCGAAGTACATAAAACATGGGTATGCCCTGTAATAATGTTGCACCCTAAAGTGGCGTTGACATTGTTATATCCAGCATACCTTCCACCTTTTAACCTGTGTTTAATTACAGTATCTGTATTAACCCAAAAACTCCAACAATTTTCCCAATGAAGAAAATGGTCTTTTAAGGAAAATCCCATAACGCCTTCCATATCAGGGGCTTTATTGGCTAACAGGGTTTCAAACCGAGCATCGTGGTTTCCAAGAGTCCAAATTAACCGACACCCTGCTGGTCTTATTTTTTCAATTTCGCCCAAATAAAACTGACAGGCTTCCAATTCATGTTGGACTGTAGGTTTTTTATCCCAGCCAATCCGAGGAAAACGACTAATAGAACCACCATCAAAGGCATCGCCATTACAAACAATAGCACTTGGCTTAAAGTGTTCAATAAATTTAATGAGAGCCTTAAAAGCTGTAGTGGTATCATCAGGCCAAAAATGAGCATCGCTAAACACAATAACACGACCTTTTTCAAGTGCCATTCCCCTTCTTACATTAATTGGACTTTGCTCAATCCGTTCCCGAACCTTGGCTTCTTTTTCTGCCCTTATTATGGCAGCATCTTCTTTTTGTTTTTTATTGTGTTCAGCCGTTAAATCGACTGTTGTAGGTAATTCTATGTTTAACTTGACCTCAATGGTTCTTCTTCTACTTTGCACCGCCCTAACGCTCATTTTGACGGCTCTAGCCATTAAAGTAGGACTAGGATTTTCTTTCCACGCTTTTATAAATTCATCATCACTCAGATAAAAACCATATTGGTTGTGCATAAATGCCTCTATAATGTAGAAGTAATCAAATACTAACCTAAAAACAATGGCTTACGCAAGACGAACTGACGCTAATCAGCAAGAAATCATGGATGCACTAAGAAAAGCGGGCGCAGATGTGTTTGACCTGAGTAAAGTGGGTAAGGGGATACCCGACCTTTTAGTTTGTTTTAATGGTGAAACTTTATTGATGGAAGTCAAAACATCTAAAGGTAAGTACACCCCAGCTCAATTAAAGTTTATTGCGAACTGGAAAGGTGGCGCAATGTGCCGAGTTGATAATACTGAATCGGCTATAAGAGCATTAGGAATTTGTCAAAAGGTATTGTAAAATTAGACAAAGGAGATTTTATGGAAAACTGCGCCTTATTCGCTGCAACTTTGCTACATTCGGCAACAAATACGCACTTTTTTCATTGGTCTACCGATAGTTTTAGCAAACACATGGCTTTAAACGCTTATTACGATGAAATTGTGGACTTAACCGATGGATTTGTAGAAGCCTACATGGGCAAATATGGCAAGATTACCAGTTTTCCTAGTGTTTACCACCAACCCAAAGACCCAGTTAAATACCTACAATCCTTGATGGCCTTTGTAAAAGATGCCCGCCAAGATTTGCCGCAAGATTCTGAACTTCAGAACTTGGTCGATGAAATTGCCGATTTAATCAATACCACGACTTATAAGCTCGTCAACCTAAGATAAGGAATAATCATGCCAATGGACAAATCAGGCTCGGCTCAGAGCGTAGGTAAAAACATTAAGACCGAGGTTAAAGCAGGAAAACCCCGCAAACAAGCCATTGCTATTGCTTTAAGTGAAGAACGAAGCCACGCTAAAGGTAGCCGTAAAGCCAAATTAGAAGAACAATATTCTAAATATGTAGAGGCAAACGCATAATGTTTAAAAAAGAAAAGATTAAGCCTGAGAACTCTTTGTTGCAACCGCACAAAGAAACCACGCTAGAAAAGAACCAACGGCAACGCATTGAGCGCAGAATTAAAATTGCCGAATACTTTAATAAGACTGTCAAAGATAGGTTCTAAATGCCGACTTTGGCCGATGTCTTAAGAAACTACACTCCGCCAACGAGTTCAGTCCTTGCCGACCCCATAAAACAGCATTTTCGCACTTTACCGCAACAATTAGTAGCAAACCAACAAGCCTTAGACAAAACCATGTCAGGCGTAATGAAAACAGACCTATTGGGCAGACCTAACCCCAATTATTACCCTGAAGCTATGACTGAGTTTTCTCAAATGATGCCTAATTTTATGGGTGCAACTGCTTGGCATGGCACACCGCATACCATTAAAGGCAAGTTTGACATAAGCAAAGTAGGAACTGGCGAAGGCGCACAGGCTTATGGTCATGGTATGTATTTTGCTGAAAACCCTGCGGTAGCTGAAGGTTATGCAAAAACATTGTCAAATGTTGATTCTTCTAAATATGCAAATGCACAATTAAATGCACAAAATTTGTTGCAAAGAACAAAAAATGACAAAGAATGGGCAAAAGAAATAATTACCGACCAATTAAATAATGTAGAAAAATCAGACCCAAATTTTGGCAGGTTAAAAGCTACATTGGATGTTTTAGAAGGCAAAGCAGCTAATGAATTACCTTCAACTGGCAATCTATACAAAGTAGATATACCTGATGAATACATCCCAAATATGCTTAATTGGGATTTACCTATCAACCAGCAATCAGCAAAAGTACAAGAAATTGCTCAACAATTAGACCCTAATTTATTAGCTGACACGCCACATTTAATTGTTAGAGGACAGCCAAGACATTGGACTGAAGTTGTTGATTCTTTGGAAGATTTGCAAAACCCCAAAGTAATGAAATTGTTAAAAAAGATTTATGGCGAAGCATCAGAAGTCATGCCTTATGGCGATTATTTGGCATCAAAAATGACAGGCGAACAGTTGTACAGAAATTTGTCTAATCCAACCCAATGGTCAAAAGAAGCCGCCCCTTATGCTATGAAAGCAGGCATTGAAGATGCGGCAGTTTCTGCAAAATTAAATGAATTAGGTGTCAAAGGTATTCGATATAAAGACGCTATGTCTAGAGGTGTTGATGAAGGCACAAGCAATTTTGTAGTATTTGACCCCGCAGAAATCAAGATTTTAGAACAAAATGGTAAACCATTAACCCGCAAAGAAATATTAGAGCAAGAAATAAAAAAGGTAGTAGAATAAACCCTAACTTAATCAATCACTTGAGGAAGTATGGAATCTAAAACAGAAGAAGTTAGAAAAGGTAAGCCTAAAGGGCTTCCTAAAACGGGTGGAAGGCAAGTAGGGTCACCTAATAAGGTCACTATTGAGGTTAAACAAGCTATTGCTGCTTTTACCTCTAACAACTCAGAAAAGCTCGATAAATGGCTAAATGAGGTCGATGACCCCGCCAAGCGATTAGACCTTTATTTTAAAGCCTTAGAATACACAATGCCTAAACTAGCAAGGACTGAAGTATCAGGAGATGCTGAAAAACCTATTCGCTATGTTATTACATGGAAGAAATAGTATTTCAAGAACAAGCAATTGAGTTATACAAGCCTAGAGAGGTTTTTCAAGACTTTCACGATAGAACTCAACGCTGGTCAGTAATCGTAGCCCATAGACGCTGTGGCAAGACTGTAGCCTGTATTAATGACCTTATTTGGCGCGCATTAACTGAAGATAAACCTAATGGTCGATATGCTTATTTAGCCCCTTACTATGGACAAGCCAAAAACATAGCTTTTGACTATTTAATGCAGTTTTCTGAACCTGCTAGGGTTAAACACAATATTTCAGAATTGTGGATAGAACTTTTTAATGGGGCTAGGATTCGCCTATTTGGTGCAGATAATTCAGATGCACTTAGGGGTATGTACCTAGACGGGGTAATTTTAGATGAGTATGCTGATATGAAACCTTCTGTATGGGGTGAAGTTATTCGACCTTTGCTAACAGACCGCAATGGTTTAAATGGGTTTAAGACTTGGGCAGTCTTTATTGGTACACCTAAAGGACATAATGCTTTTTGGGATATATATAACCACGCTACAAAAAGCGCAGATTGGTATGTTAAGACCTTAAGAGCAAGTCAGACTAATCTCTTGCCTAAAGAAGAATTAGAAGATGCTGCAAGGTCAATGTCACCCGACCAGTACGAACAGGAGATGGAATGTAATTTTGAAAGTGCCATTATTGGCGCTTTCTACGGCAAAGAGATGCGAGTTCTTACTGATGCTAACCGAATTACTGAGGTGGAATATGACCCTATGTTCCCAGTACATACGGCATGGGACTTAGGATACTCAGACGATACGGCTATTTGGTGGTATCAAGTCATTCATGGCGAGATTAGAGTCCTTGAATACCATAGTTCTAACGGCCAACCCATACACTATTACACAGGACTAATTGAGTCTAAAGACTATGAATATGGATACCATCACCTACCTCACGATGCACGAGCAAAAACACTAGCAAGTGGTGGCAAGTCAATTATTGAACAAATTTCTACAAAAATTGACATAAAATCGCTTAAAATAGTACCTAATCTATCATTACAAGACGGAATACAAGCAACTCGTCTTGCACTAATGAGAGCGTGGTTTGACCATAAATGCGAGGAAGGCATCGAATGTTTAAGGCAATATCAGCGTGAATACGATGAAGATAAGAAAGTCTTTCGAGATAAACCTCGGCATGATTGGACTTCACATGGAGCTGATGCTTTTCGGATGTTGGCTGTGGCTTGGAAAGAAGAAGAAAAGCCTGCAATTAAAGATGACCGCATTATTGGACTTACTGTCGGAGAAAACGAAGTTACTTTAAACGAATTATGGAAACAAACCCCCCAAACAATCACTAGGAGAATTTAATATGCCAGCAGTCGCAGCCGATTATGGATTTTTTTACGAAACAGTCGCAGCATCCCAAACCGCCCAAGTATTAGGCACAACTGGAGCTGCTGGTGACTATTTACACCGAGTCACTATTACAGTAACCGCTACAGCAACAAGCACGGTTGCTTTATTAGATAATGCAACTTCTTATAGTTTATTAGCCGCTAACACCCCAATTGGTATTTATTCTGTTGAAATTAACGCTAAATCCGTTAGTGGCGCATGGAAAATTACAACGGGCGCAGGGGCAACTGTTCTTGTTGTAGGCGCATTTACCTAGGAATAAAACATGAAAGAAACAACATACGAACATTGGTATAAGACCATAGCCGCCTATGATAAGGCGTTTAAAGAATGGGATTACAGGGCAGAACGCATCTTAAAGCGGTATCGAGATGACAGTCGTACCCGTAATAACCCAAATGCTCGGTTTAATATCTTATGGTCGAATGTTCAGACTATTTTGCCTGCTGTATTCGCTCGATTACCAAGACCTGATGTAAGTCGCAGATTTAGAGATAACGACCCTATTGCTAGAGTCGCATCAATGATGCTAGAACGGGCTTTGGAGTTTGAGATTGAACATTATGGTGACTATAAGTCGGCAATGAATCAAGCAGTTCTAGACCGCTTATTAGGGGGTCGAGGTACGGCTTGGGTGCGTTACGAACCGCATATTGTAGGAGAAGAAGAAGGAGAACCTGAAGATGGTTACCAAGTTACAGAGGACTCGGATGAGGCAGAAACAGCAGAGGCTACTGAGGTCGAAAGCCAAGAGCGTATTGAATATGAATGTTCTCCTGTGGATTATGTGCATTGGCGTGATTTTGGACATACTGTTGCTCGTACTTGGGAAGAAGTAACTGCGGTATGGCGTAAAGTCTATATGGGCAGGGATGCTTTAGTTGAGCGTTTTGGTGAAGAATTAGGGTACGAGATTCCATTAGATACTAAGCCTGAAACTTCTAAGCAGTACAACGAAAAGATGGGCGAGGGTGCGTTTGAAGCCTGTATCTATGAGATTTGGGATAAAACAACAGGGAAAGTCTATTGGGTTAGCAAGTCTTTAGGGAAAATCGTTGATGAACGAGATGACCCACTACAACTTGAGAACTTTTGGCCATGCCCTAAGCCTTTGTACGCTACGATTACGACTGATAAGTTAGAGCCAATTCCTGACTTTACCCTTTATC